GGTTCATGTTGTCGATGATGCTCTGAATCAACACAGGATACAGAGGACTGTCTTGCTTCATTGTTTGTAGCAACTGCACTAGCTGAGTCACTTCGTACTCCCTAGCAATAATGCCCAACGTACTAGTAGCGTTAAACTTGTAGTCAGCTACTGGGTAGTTTTCTGGATCGAACTGCATATACCTGTGTGCAGCCTTAGTAACAAAAGGTAGCAGAAAGGACTGCTGGAAGTTAATTAGAGTACGCTTGTGACGCTTAATGATTGCGCCTAGAGACATACTTATTCCTGCGGCAGTTGCTTCTCCGTTAACCTGTCCAGCAATACCAGCAGAGTCAACAGCGCCTGTTGCTTGTTGTACCATCTGCTGCAAACTCGCAGCTTGTGCAAAAGTAATTTGGCCTACTTGTCCAAAGTTAAAAGGTTGTAGTACTTCACGGGGATCGCCATTCGTCAGTATCATTTTACCCGGACGCACTTCAGGTTTACTGCCTCTCGGCAGGCGGGTTGCGTCGATAGCCAACATGGGGTGGATGGTTAACGACAGTGCATCAATACGAGCGCGTAGCTCGGTATCTAGTGCTTTCTGAGAGTTGTAGCCTTTTTCACAAACACCTCGTCCCCAGAAGCGTCCCGGAACAACATCCCAAGGAAACGCAACAACAGGACGGTCTTGCATCATGTACGGGTTTGGCTCTGCCTTTAACAAAACACCGCTGTTAGCAATAACAACGATAGCCTCAACGTACATTGAGTCTGACTCTATTTCTTCTTCGGTAGCGTCTTCTAGCAACTGCTTAGGCACGAGACCATAGTACTTCGTCAAACGTACCTTATCGTCGTTGTAGACAGTAAGGTCTTGGTCTGGCTCTAGGTCGGTGTCAGGTGCTGCGTTAGCTACGTATACGTCGCGGTATACGCCTTGCTCCTGAAGAAGCTCTACGTGGTGACGGCTAACGAACTCATCAACGGCAACGCCCATAGCGTCGTCTACAGACGTTGCTACAGGGTCGATCAAGAAGTTCTGAGGCAACACAGGCTTGAGCTTGACAACAACACGGTCAGTAATGTTAACACCTACCGCTTGCAATTGTCCGTCCATAATGGGTTGAGTAGCAGGAGCCATCTCTTTTATTTCTTCGATGACGATTTCACCAACACCAGTGCCGAACACAGCGGCGTTAATCAAACACTCGGCTACAGCCTTGCGTACCTTGCATTGCTCAAAGTCTTCGGTTAGCTTCTTACGCAGGTACTGAATGTCCTGCTTCTCAGGATCATTCATGTCGTCTGTGATGTCAAACCATTTGCCACGACCAAACGTAGCTTCTTCTAGTTCTGCTACGTTAGATTCGACAGCTTGCTGAAGTGCAGGAGAAATAATCCGACTACGCTCAGAGGAACGCTCACGGTCAGCAGGATCCCAGATGCCCCGCCACAGTCTGTAGTATTCGTCAAAATCTGCTTCATAGTTTGATTCAAAATTATCTCGCCAATCTTCGCATTTGTTTATAACCCAACCTTCAATGGTCTCTCCCATCATCAGTGGGTCTGGACTATATAATTCACTCACCTTAGTACCCCGCTACAATATCTAAAATTTCAGGCTCTTCGAACTCTAGTTCAGCAATCCCATACGGGACGTTAGCAAGCTGATCTATGTACGCTAACGCATCAACTAGGTCGTCGTGCGTCAACGGATCAGGGAATTGAAACAACTGATCTAGGAACCTTGCGTTCCAGTCACCTTTGTTCATGCTCACAATTCCGTTCTCAAAGCGCCCTTGCAGCGCCCACATTACTCTGTCGGTTTTCTTTTTGTTACCGTGTGTCAGTTCTTCGACTCTAAAAAACTGAGCGTATTTCTTTTGCAAGTCCATGAGGGGAGACATAACTGCCTGTTTTGCAATTCCCCTTTCAATGCCAACAGACACAGGGCGATAGTCACGAACAGCTTGGAAGATTTTGATGGCTGTTTCATCTAGTGACCACCTTCCGTGTATGATGTTTTCGATGTACCAATCTCCGTTGTCTCCTACCTTGACGATAGCCATTGCTGTCTCGTCTAGCTTCGTGTTTTTCGTTCGCTTCTTTCCTACTTCCTCAAAGCCAGCTAAGTCTATTGCGATGTAGTAATCACCAAACTCCGGCTCCTCACCGTACTTAATCCAGTTTTCCTTGAACATCTCGGAACCTGTGGCTTCGAACGACGCCATAAACTCTTGGCGGAACGCATACGACGACATCGACTTCTTAGCAACGTCAATCTCACTTGGATCAAGTAGAGGGTTATCGTAAGACGTAAAATGCCAGCCCTTATATGTTTCATCATCAGACATCTCCGCGTACTTGTACAACTCGTAGAAGTGGTTACGACCCATAGGCGTACCTATGAACAGCGCGTGACCCTTCTGGTCTGCTAGGGCTGGACGCAGAATCTGTTCCCACACATCGGGCTTCATGTCTGCGTACTCATCCATAACAAGAAACTTCAAGGACACACCACGCATAGTCTCTGGCCTGTCGGCTCCTTTTAGACTAATTGTGGCCCCGTTGACCAGCTTGATTTGCAGGTTGTTGATGTGACTGCCTGCAATAACAGGGTGTCCTAGCTCTAGCAGAGTCTGCCACATGATATCACGGGCTTGTCCCTGCGTAGGCGCAACGTAAAAAACATGACCTCGTTCGGCTTGCAACGCATTAATAATGAGCAGCCACGCAGCGAGTCGTGACTTTCCTGTTCGTCTTCCGGCAGCTACTACTTTAAAACGAGTCGGATCATTGTACACTTCCTGCTGCCAAGGAAGTAGTTCAACGTTAAGATCCATTAAAGTTAACGAGTGCTGGTGCTTGTTCTACTAGATCAAAGGTTACAACTACCTCGATATTGCCTGTAGAAGTCGCCTGACACTTTACTGTTTCGTTGTCGTGGAGGACAAACAACGGGCCTCCTCCGTTTCCTAGCGTTTCTTTACCGCCACCTGATATGTTTGTTCCGTCAAATAAGTAAACCTGTGGCGTTCCAGAAAGATCCCAGTACAAATCTATGCTGTTCGTAGACCCACCGTGGTTTGCTATAAACACGTAGCTCACAACAGCGTGGAAACCGGCAGGGACAGTAAACAGCGTTGCTAGATCAGTGGTGGTTAACCTTGTGTGTTTCGTATATAGCATCAGTACGTCCAGATAACAGGTGAACTTGCTCGTATGTCCAAGTGTATAAACGAAGGATCAACGCCGATGCCTGTGAATCCTAACGCCAGTGCTTCTTTTACTAACCTAAACCGCTTGTTACTGCTAACAACCCTTATGTCTGCTGCAATGCCGCTAGCGTGTGTACCCGGAATCTCTTTAGCTGCCTCAATAGGGTGGCTAGGATCTCGGTAGCCGCTGGTTACAACAAACGGAAACCCGCAAACGTGCCTCAGTTGATCGAGTTTTTCGAGAAACTCTGGCTTCATTTCGTTGTTTCCGGTGTGAGTGCAGTTAAACTCAGACAACTCAAAGTATCTCACCGGAATCTCCGTCAAATGTACTACCACTAGTTATGTCTGTCTGTCCTACGCCTGTAATGTTGATCTGTATGGCGTTACGACCACCGTCTTTTATCACATCCTTCTCAAAAGCACCCACAGGGAGTATTCTGTCCATTATTAGCTTCCATGCTGCCGCTTGGTTCTTGTGTTCATCGTTTGTAGCAGCATCAAATATAGTCTGTAGTACTAGTTCTGACTTAGGAGAGGCTAACATTCTAGCCTTGTACTCATTAATTATAGAGGCATCACCCTTTGGTCTACCTACTTTACCTCTAGATCCGTTGGTCTTAGCCTTAATCTCTGACTTCTTAGGGCGGCCTCTGGGTCTTCTAGTGGCTTTTCTTTCAGCACACTGCTCCTTGAGCTTGTCGTCCACGTAAGTATCCTTATGTTTTACCAGTGTTTCACTTGAGTCCCCTTAAGCTAGAGCAACAGAAGAAGGGGATCTAAGTGAATTAGTTAGTGTTTACTTACATTAATTCAACTTAGGGCCGCCTTTGGTGAGACAGTAGATGTCTCTTCAGTGTCGCTTTAGTATCTACCTATTATTATACCACATTTTTAATCAAAAGTCAATACCCTAGCAGTAAATATGTGTAAAAGTACCGAAGATAATCACTAGAAATACACGAGAAGTGACACGATTTACAACTTATGGCCGCCTCTTGTGTATCACATTGATTTAACACAAGAAAATAACACGAGTAGTCAACCTCTTTTTTTCTTAATTTTACCCTTTTTTGTGCGTAAGGTGGTACAACAATAGTTAACACGAGTCAACCCCCTCCCCCGGGGTCAACACAAGGGGCACCCCAAGTCTAACACAAGACCACCACGAGCGCAAGGGAAAACATTGGTATTATTCACAAGGCCACAGGTGTTGACACACGAGGCAGACTGTGGTAAACACGAGGCCCAAAGGCCTACCACAGCCGCCAGTGTTTGTCAAATGTTTTTACTTGTGAATATTCACGTTGACAAGTGTGTGTGCCTATGTTGGTGCTTCAGGAGGCCTAGCACAAGTTACCACACAAGTCAAGCAAAAGTTTACTAGCGGCCTTTATACACACGCGCACACGCGAATACCACGAGACAATGCTGGTTGTCAATAGGTAAACCTCACCAGGTCACAAATATTACCAAAAATAAATATCTGCTAAAACACTTGACAACATAGAAGCACAAGGGCAATATGCACTCATGCAATAACGCATGGTCAATAGAGGGTACTACATTATGGATATGTTCGATTTTATTGAAGCTAATGAGGCCGCGATTGTGGAGTCACAGGGTTTACGTGCTGACTGGTACGAGATCACTGGTGCACACTACGATAGCCGCCACGATTTCTATACACTGGACATCTGCGCCCGTAGAGGATCAGAGGCCGAGGCAGACGACCTTCAGATGTTTGAGGCTGAGATGTCAGCGGATGAATTACGGGACGCTGTAGAGGATAGTAAAAACCCACAGGAGCAAAGCAAGATGACAAACGAAGAAAAATTAGCCCACGCTAGAGAAATCGCAAGGGCACTGGATTTAAAATATTCACGCCTGTTGAATTCTCCACGAATCGCTAAAATGGCAGAAGCTAACGTGACTAGGATGCAATATGCTTTAGAGGACGGCGACCAAGCGTGGTTTGATGAGGAATATTTACAAACGACAATATTAGGATAAACGGTTGTTTTACTGGTGGACATCGCGTAAGGTGTCCACTGGTA